CTTGGTGTTATTGCTGGTCAGGAACGCACCGCCCACAGTAGCTGTGGTGTTGATGGTAAATGCTGCGGGAGAACCTGAGTTGCTGATGACGGATGGATTGGCTGTGGTGGCCGCACCAAAAGTGCAGGTAGGTCTGGTTGCTTGGGCATACCCCGTGAACTCGGTAAAGCCTTTGCTGGACATGGTGTCGTTGGCGTTTGTCGTCACGCCGGGACCAGTAATCAATCCCAGATACCAAGTGGCGCTGTAGCTCGACCCAGCAAAATACTTATCGTTCATATCCTTGAGGCCAACGTTGACCACAAGGTTGTCTTCTTCGTGTACCCACTTCAAATTGCCTTGAGCATCACGGCACTCAACCAGATACCGGCCCTTGGCCGAGATGCCGTCGCCTGCACCCGCATTTGCCGTTAATGCGCTGGATACAGAGTCTGCTGCCTTAGAAATTTCGTTAAACATGGTGTACTCCTTAAACGAGACGGATGAGCGCAGATGTGCTGGTGTTGGCAGGCATCTGCACAGTAAAAGATGTGGTCGAGGTCTTGTCTGACCCAAAGTCAAGAACGCACACAGCGCCGTTGGCTCCAGGCGTGTAGATCAACGCACCGCGAGCCGTGATGGCTCCCGTCCACGCGGGGGACGAGAAGTTGATGTACGTGGTGCTGCCTGACGCCGAGGTCTCACTGGCAATCGTAGCCGTGACAACCTGACCGCCAGCGGCGTAGTTGCCGCCCGAAGCTTCGCCCGTGGTGCTGTACGCGGTTGTGTTGGCGTCCAGCGTGGCCGTGTTGGCGTACAGCGCCAGATAGAACGTGTCTGTGGCGAAGTTGATCGTGCCGCTGGCAAGGCCCGACCGCAACGTGTTGCAGGAGTAGTTGCCTGTAAAGGCCATCACTGAACCCCGTTATTTTGCGGCAGCGGCGCAACACGCGCCTGCCCGCTGCGGTACGCATCGCTGCGCTCCAGCCCATCACCCAGACGTTTGGCCAAGGCAAGCGCTTCTTTGTACTTGCCGTCGTATAGGGCAATCATGTCCTGCTCGCCCTTCATGAACGTGTACGCCTCGACCAGCGAGCCGTAGAGCAGAACAGTATCGAAGTTGTCGCCCAGCCACGTACGACCATCCGCAGTAATCGTAATCGACTCAGGATAGTAGAAGTAGTGAAGCTCGATGTTGTACAGGATGTCAGGGGTGGGACCAAGGATGAATGTCAACTCATCGCTGTTGTAGTAGGACGGGCCAAACAATGCGTAGTATTTAGGGGTCGCTGTGTCCGTGGGCTGTGGGTACGCCTGCCGGATGAAGTTCACATCCTTGTTGAGCAGGTACTCGTATGTACCGTCTGGGCTGATGACGGCCATTGAATACACGGCGAGGAAGTCTGTGGGGCAAGCCAAGTACTTGTTGCTGGGCGTGGTAAAGCCCGTCACATTACGCCGAAGCGAAGGAAACTGCACCGAGTTGTAGATGCGCTGCTCCGCCTGCTTGATGAAAATACTAATCTGCGTCGTTGGCGACACAGTGCTTCCATCAGCAAGGTACGTAGTCGGGAACTGATTTTCCGTGTACGACTGGATTGCGGCGACCAACTCGATGTAGGTCATGCCATCGGGCCTCGGGCCATCACGCCTTTAGTGGCACAGCCAGTGCCACGGATTTTGATGCCGCTGGTTTTCATCGGCGGGTAGTCTTGGCTGCGGGTGTTCGCCGCAGACACATTGGCTTTGCGCATGGTTGTTTTGGCAGACTCTTCGCCAACAACAACGGATGCGACTTTCTTGGGGGACTTGTATGTTGCCATGTCAAACCCCTTTTTGCTTGCGACCGGGAGACTTCTGGTTTGCAACCTTAGCCAGATTGCGACCCATCTTCAGCATGTCGCTGTTGGTTTTGCCACCAGCGCGAAGCTTGGTCATTGGTTTGCCGGGGTGCATGTGTTTCTCATGCGCGTGAACGGCTTTCTTTGCATCCATGATCGACTCCTTATGTCGTTGCTACCGTAACTGTACCAAGATTCACGGTCAAAACCAAGTTACTTGGGGTCAAGCCATAATCATTAAGACTGGCCCCGCCGACCGGGTTCCAACCCCATTGAATAATCCTGCTACCCATTTCAAGGGTGCCCTGCGCCAATGGGCTTGGGCTGCTTGTTTCAACAATCTGCAAACCAGATGTGCCAGAAGTTACATAGCTTCGATCTGGTCGTGGATTCCTAAGGCCCTGCGGGTCATCCACCGGATACATCCCAAGCTGAAGCTGCGGGTGATCAGGGTCCCAGCATTCAGGACAAACCAACAAATCATAATTCTTGGTCTTTATGACCTCGCGCTTAAGCATGGTGAGCTTAAAGCGCTGATCACAGCGATCACACTGGGCAATCGCATTTTTACCAGAGGCAAACCTGTTGCCCACTAGAAGGTGCCTCCAATGAACTGCTGGCGAGGCACAAAGCGAATAGACGCCTTTTCGCGGTCTTCATCAGACGCAAGAATCCAAGCCTCGTCGTACTGCTGCTTGAGAACGTCTAAACGAGCCTCTGCACCCGGCACCTTCATTGCCAAGTAATACGACAGGCCAGCGGCCATACACGGTATAAACCGGAACGGCACATCCATCACGTTTACACCGCCACCAGAGTCTTGTGTGCGGCGTAGCCTCCAGTACACAAACTGGTAAGTCTGCGCACCATCAGGGGTGGGCCAAACTGTAATGGCCGGGACTTGCGCCCAGTAGACCGCTGCTCCAACATTGTGCTGAGCGGGCGCAGTGTCTTGTTGGCCCCGGAAACAGTTGTACAGGGTATTCCCTGATATATACCCGTAGTTGATGATTTCGCTGTCAGTGCCAGTGGAGTTTGGAATTTTGACGAACCCAGAGGCTGGCAAACCAACAACAGAGTTAAGTGTGATCTGAGTGGCTGTTGTGGTGAGGGCGACCGCAAGCTGCAACCCAGTGGGGGAGTTCTGGCCGTTGTATCGCTGCACCCAAACTTGAATTGGGCGGGCCTGCTGAATCTTGTTCGGGATCGTGGCGTAGGTAGAAACACTAATACGCGTGATGGTCAGATCAGCTTGTGTTGCCGATACGTTGCCGCCGGTACGGATAACATGCTCCAACAGATCAACGGTGTCGTTGGGGAGCGCGTAAGTGTTCTGGCCTTGAACGAACGGGATCGTGCCCTGCTCAATCGTCCACATGTTGATGCCCCGGTTGGCCCAGTCGGCAAACATAATGTTGAGAGAGCGTCTTGCCGTACGCAAGTCATAGCCCGTGCGCAACTCTGAGCCAGCCCGCTCATAAGCCTCCTCAACCAATTCGGTCAAGTCGAGGTTAAATGTTGTTGCGCCAGAGGTGTTGGCCATCACTTACTCCGTGCTGCTCTCATGTTATCCACAAGGTTTGGATATGGACGACCAGCCTTTTTAGCCATAGCCTTGGCCCCGGATTTTTTGGATGGGCTAAGTTTCTTGGGTTTGCCAAGACCTTTCGGTCGATCTTTTTCCCAAACTTCACCGCCGTCAGCAAATCGCTTGTTGTACATAAAGCCAACTTTTGACGGACTGGCTTTGAACGCCTGACCTTTGGCTTTCATGGCATCAATGTCCATGTATGCCTCAATATCAGAATCTTTGCCCAAATTTTTCTTTGCAGACAGCCTTGCGCCAGCAGCTTTAAAACCAGGGCTTACAGAAACGTAGTTTGGTTTTATGTCTGCCTCATCCGCAATTTCACCGCCTTCGGCGTACTGGTCAAAGTCAGTGTCGTCACGACGGGCTTTGCGCTTTGGCTTTGGCATTTTGGAGGGGGCAATAGCCCCCATTCCACGGCTTGCAATCATCTCAGTACACCTTGGCCTTTCGGGCGCCACGAGCCTTACCCCAACCCTTAACCGCGCCACCCTTTTTCATGGGCTGCGATTCAGCAGTGAACACTGCCTGCTCAGGGGCGGTCGTGGCTTCAGTGGCACCATTAACATTGACGGTTGTAGATGATGCGGGCGCGGCGCTACCCGAAGACGGAAAAGGGTAGGTAGGGGATGAAACAACCCCGCCATCATCGTACCGCTTAGCCTTGGGTTTTGCAGCCACAGTGTTACCTCAATACATTTTGCACTTGGTCTTGCCTTTTTTGGCAATACCATCAGCGCGTGAAGATGCAGAAGACGATTTAAACGTCATTCCACCTGAAGCCATTTTGTTTGCCTTGGCTTTGATTGCGCCGCCCTTTTTATAGCCAATGGCGCCGCCAGTCCAATCAGACTCATCCAGCGCTTTTTTGCGGCGCTCATAAGCAAGACGCTCCTGCTCTTTTTCAGCCGCCTTTTGACCCTTGGTGGGGCCAGATATGCTCCCCCTGGGAGCCGGCAAAGACCTTTGTCCTTCCGCCAAACGAGCCTGAGAAGCCGCGCCCTCAAGACGCTCTGCCTCCCTTACGGGCCGTGCGCCAGACTTCCCAAGATAGGTTAGCGGAGTCTCCGCGACAGGCCCAAGTTCACGACTTGTGGAGCCGGCACGGCCTACGGCGCTGGCAGCACGGCCAAAAGGCATAAAGCCAGTAACTGGGGCATTCAGGATGTTGTTGATGTTGCGGGTCGTCTCATTACCCGTAACACTTCGGCCATCTCCAGGCGTTGGGGCACTAGAGTATCCACCAGTGGGAATTTGAGCAATCATCTCATCCCGAGTCATTTGACGGGAGGGTTGGCGCTGTGACTGCTGAGGCGCGGCACGGGTTCTTGGCTGCTGGCCTGCGCCAGAATTTTCGTTAGCAGGGGTTCCTCTATCCGCCCGCTCACGCGCACGAAACATGGCGGCGGCATCAGTAAAGTCAGCTTGGCCGGCGGGAGGACGACCGCCGCCAGCGGGCCGATTACCACCGGCTGGACCTCCGCCTCCGGTTGGTCCTGATGGTTGAGCCATCAGGCTAAACGGCTGACCGCTTTCTGGGTTAATGTTGGTGCCAACATCCATGAACCGAGCAATGTCGGCATCATCAGGACCAGCGGCATTTCTTTGAGTCCTTGCGCCTTGAGCCATATCCGCCTCAGGGGTTGGCATGTCGCCACCCATATTGCGGTCATCCAAGGACGCAAGCGATTCACCGGGCCTTTTGTAAAGCCCTTTGCCGCCCATGTACCCAAGGGCACCAATTGCAGCAAGACCCGCTAAAGCACTGCCGATATTGCGATCACGTTTAGCCATGACGGCCTCCTATTAGCACTTGCCGCCGCGCTTCATGCCCAACGGCTTACTGGTAGCCATCTTGACCTGGGCGCCTTGGGTCTTGCCCTTAACAGCCACGCCATCCTTGCTTGGGGCGGCAGTGCGAACTGCGCCCATTTTGGCTTTGGTGATGCCGCCATTAGCCATTTTCTTCATCCCTGCCTCTGCCATTTCGTGCTTCAGCATGGACTTAGGAGCGCCCTTGCTTTTCATGAAGGACACTTCTTTCTTCATCATCTGTTTCGATTCTTTCATCTCACCACCTCGTGAAAAAAATTCTTGGTTACCTTGATTGGTTTTGGGGTTGTTGATTGCCTGGACTTTCGCCCGACTCTCTGGCCCAAACCGCCTTCCTTTGTCCGCATCCATAAAATCCCGGCCAACGGACTGAGGAATTTTTACGCGCTTTGCTGCGGCTGGGTCATTTGCGACCATTGCCATCAGGTTGTGTTGCTTGCGACTGCTACTTGGCATCATCAGCTTTCTTTTTAGAAAACAGTTCGTAAAACCCCTTGCCGGTAGCCATTTCGTAAATACGCATGACGCCCACGATGGCGCCAATCAACGCAAAGAGCGGGCTAAACAAGTTTAAAAAAGCGCCAAACGTGCTGAAGACAGCGACAAAATCCAGCACGTTTTTGGCGCCGTCTGTGTGATTGGTCATTTCAAACCATCCTGCCCCGCGTCTTGCCTTTTTGAGCAATGCCGTCTGCGCGTTTAGACACGCTGGAAGCCTTGGATGAAGTTGAAGAACTGCTTACTTTGCCGCCCTTTTTCAGGCCAACAATCCTTCGCATAATCTCTTCGCCGCCAGCCCTGTCACCAGCCTTTATCCTTGCAATTGCATCTTGCAAAGTTGGGTTTGCCGGCATTGCTGGTCGCTGAATTTCCGGCAGGCCAACAGTCGACCGCATAGTTGCGTCTGCGCCCAGTTGATTCCCGGCTTTAAGTTGGCCGATGGCTGTAGATAGGTTTGGCTGTGCAGCAGGCGCGGCTACTGATGGCGCTGCCGTGGCCACCGCTGGAGCGGCGGCAGGAGCAGCAACAGGAGTGGGCGCTGGTGGCGGCTTAACAATAGCAGGAGCAGAGCCACTTAAAATATTTCCACCAGCCGGGGCTGGAGGCCGAGCGGGAGCAACAGCAGGTCGCGCTGGCATGGAAGCCGTGGCGCGAGGTGGTGTAACGGGCTTACGTGAAAAAAACGGCATTTCGTACTCCTAGCAGTTCCAAGCCCGCAGGCTTTTGTTAATGCGGCTGTTCGGGTCTTTCTTGGCCTTTTCGCCGGTCAACTTCTTCTTCATGCCCTCCATCCGGGCGCAGAAAGAGTCGCGCCTGCTGCCGCCCTCGGGTTGAGGGGGCTTCAGGTTCATGCCCTGTTTTTTGGCAGAGGCTCGGCCCTTGGCGTTTAAACCGCCGTTGGGGTTCTTGCCTTCCTTGCGAGTCCATGCTGGAGACTTAGCCATAGAACAAAGTAGTTGTTACGTTTGCGACCAAGCCAACAAAAATGCCATCTTTGGCCAAAATTCCTTCGCCCGGAATCACCACGGGAAATGCAGTTGCGTTGTACGAATCTGCTTCCATCAAAATGTCAGCGTACATCGACACCGCAGGAGACCCGGTGATGGTGCCACTGGCAG